CCCCTAGAACTGATCCGCCAGAACCCGAAGCTACTTGACCTGCTGCCTCCTGAGGCTAAGGCAGAAATCCTTGAAGGTCTTGAGGAACTAGCTGGGCGGGAGGAAGCAGAAAAGTCTAGAAACAGCTTTATGACGTTCGTGCATAGAGTATGGCCCTCATTCATAGATGGGGCGCACCACAACAAAATGGCACAAGCCTTCGAGAGAGTCGCCCGGGGGGAGACGAAGCGGCTCATTATCAACATGCCACCCCGCCATACTAAGTCAGAATTTGCCTCATATCTCCTTCCAGCGTGGTTCCTAGGCAAGTACCCCCATAAGAAAGTCATCCAAACGTCCCATACTGCAGAGTTGGCGGTAGGATTTGGGCGAAAAGTACGGAATTTGGTGGATCAGGACACATACAAGGAGATCTTTCCGGGTATGGGGCTACAGGCTGACTCTAAAGCAGCGGGTCGGTGGGCTACAAACCAAGGGGGAGACTACTTCGCTATCGGGGTAGGGGGTGCTGTAACGGGTAAAGGCGCTGATTTGCTGATAATAGATGACCCTCACTCTGAACAAGAGGCTGCATTAGCCGAGAATAGCCCTGAGATCTACGATAAGACCTACGAGTGGTACACATCAGGCCCAAGGCAGCGGCTACAACCGGGTGGGTCCATAATTGTCGTGGCTACAAGGTGGAGTAAAAAGGACTTAACAGGTCAGGTTCTACGTGCAGCAGCCCAGAGAAGTGGGGAAGAGTGGGAAGTTATCGAGTTTCCAGCGATATTACCGTCAGGGAAACCCCTGTGGCCTGAGTTTTGGCCCCTAGAAGAGCTTGAAGCCTTAAGAAGGGAACTGCCTAACTCGAAATGGATGGCTCAGTACCAACAAAACCCTACAAGTGAGGGTGCGGCAATAGTTAAGAGGGACTGGTGGAAAATATGGGAGAAAGAGGACCCACCGTCGTGTGAATTTACCCTAATGGCTTGGGATACTGCGTTTGAAAAGAACAACCGGGCGGATTACTCTGCATGTACCCATTGGGGGGTCTTCTATCAGGAGGATGATAACGGGGTAATGCAAGCTAACATTATACTATTGAACGCATTTCGTGATAGGATGGAGTTTCCAGAACTGAAGCGTGTGGTACTAGAGCATTACAGGGAATGGGAACCAGATTCCATCATTATTGAGAAGAAAGCATCAGGTGCTCCCTTGATATATGAGTTGAGAGCGATGGGGATTCCGGCCCAAGAATTTACACCCACACGGGGTAATGACAAGATAGCTCGGCTCAACGCAGTATCTGATCTGTTTGCCTCTGGAAGAGTATGGACCCCCAACAAACACTGGGCGGATGAGGTCATAGATGAGGTTGCGTCCTTCCCTGCGGGGGAACATGATGACTATGTGGACTCGGTATCCCTAGCATTGATGAGATTTAGGAAGGGCGGGTTTATACGCACTATCCTTGATGAGGAAGATGAGCCGAAACAGTTTAGGCGCAGATTTGAAGGGTACTACTAATGGAAGCCACTACAAAGAAAGAGTCACATAATGCCGCAAACCGTCGGTGGCGGGACAAGGACCCTAAACATACTTGGGCAGTATATGCAGTAAATAGGGCCAAAGATAAGGCAGATAAGCATAATATCCCGTTTGAGCTAACCTTTGAGTATGTGAAAGACATCTGCGGGGATATGTGCCCCGTGTTCAAGACAGAATTTAAGTTTATTGGGAATGATATAGATCAGTTCCAACGGGCGGCGTTAAATAGGATTGACCCTAAAAAGGGGTATATTGTGGGTAATGTAGCAGTAATATCTCTAAAGGCTAGTTCCATTAAGTCGAATTCTACAGCCGCAGACTTAGCAAGGACGCTGGTTTGGTTGAGGACAATTGAGGGAGACATCTAGAAATGACAATAGATAAAGCGATACACCGCGCACCACTAGGGCTACCCCAAGATGACCTAGAAGGGGACATTGAGATTGAGATCGAAGATCCAGAAGGTGTACGTATTGGCATGGATGGCCTCGAGATAGAGCTTGAGAAAGAGAGCCCAGAGGACGAAGAGTTTAACGAGAACTTAGCCGAGGTACTAAGCGAAGGTGAGATGTCTGAGTTAGCTGGGGACTTAATTGGCGACTTTGATGCCGACAACACATCAAGAAAAGATTGGATGCAGACTTACGTAGATGGTCTTGATCTGTTAGGAATGAAGCTAGAAGATCGCACAGAGCCGTGGCCCGGGGCTTGCGGAGTACACCACCCACTACTAAGTGAGGCATTGGTTAAGTTTCAAGCAGAGACAATAATGGAGACATTCCCTGCTGCTGGTCCAGTTAAGACTGAGATCATAGGTGAGGATACCCTAGAGAAACGGGAAGCTGCAGAACGTGTGCGGGATGACATGAACTACCAGTTAACCGAGATAATGCCTGAGTACCGGCCTGAGCATGAAAGAATGTTATGGGGCTTGGGTTTGTCAGGTAATGCCTTCAAGAAAGTGTATTACGATCCAGCACTAGAACGCCAAGTGGCTATGTTTGTACCTGCTGAGGACATCGTTGTTCCTTACGGTGCGTCTAGCTTGGAGTCGTCAGGCCGTGTAACTCACGTTATGCGTAAGACTGAGAATGAGCTACGTAAGTTGCAGGTAGCTGGGTTCTACCGGGATATTGACCTAGGTGATCCAGTAGAGGTAGTTGATGAAGTTGAGAAGAAAATAGCCCAAGTGCAGGGGCTTAGGGTGGAATCCGATGGTCGCTACAAGATACTCGAGATGCACGTTGACCTTGATCTGCCGGGGTATGAGGACGAGGATGAAGATGGGGAGCCGACGGGGATTGCACTGCCGTACATCATCACTATTGCAAAAGGATCAAACAACGATGTACTAGCTATCAGACGCAACTGGAACCCAGACGACAAACTGAAGCAGAAGCGGAATCACTTCGTGCACTATTACTATATACCCGGGTTTGGGTTCTATGCCTTCGGGCTGATCCACTTGATTGGGGCGTTTGCTAAATCCAGCACTTCGTTGCTCCGCCAGTTAGTAGATGCAGGTACGTTGTCTAACTTACCGGGTGGGTTCAAGACTAAGGGTCTACGTGTAAAGGGTGACGATACACCGATAGCCCCGGGCGAGTTCCGTGATGTAGATGTAGCGTCGGGCACCATGAAAGATAACATTATGACCCTGCCGTACAAGGAGCCAAGTCAGGTCCTGATGGGGCTATTGAATCAGATCGTGGATGAAGGCCGTAGGTTTGCAAGTGCTGCGGATATGAAAGTATCTGACATGTCAGCACAGTCTCCAGTAGGTACAACCCTAGCAATACTGGAAAGAACGCTTAAGGTGATGTCAGCAGTTCAGGCGCGTATTCACTATTCGATGAAGCGGGAGTTCAAGCTCTTAAGAGATATTATTAGAGACTACACCCCTGATTCGTATGACTACGAGCCCGGTGAAGATAAGCGGATGGCGAAGCAAGCTGATTACGATATGTGTGACGTGATCCCGGTATCTGATCCTAACGCAGCAACAATGTCTCAGAAAGTAGTTCAGTACCAAGCCGCTATGCAGTTAGCCCAGCAAGCCCCCCAGTTGTATGACTTACCACTACTACATCGTCAGATGTTGGCGGTTCTTGGGATAAAGCACGCTGATAAGTTAGTAAAAATGGAAGAAGACCAGAAACCGGTTGATCCAGTATCTGAAAACATGGCGGTGCTCCAAGGCAAGCCGGTCAAGGCGTTTATATACCAAGACCACCAAGCACATATACAAGTACATACCGCTGCGATGCAAGATCCGATGATTATGCAGACTATGGGTCAGAACCCTATGGCTCAGGCAATTATGGGGGCAGCACAAGCTCATATCGCAGAACACACGGCGTTTGAGTACAGGAAACAAATTGAAGAACAACTTGGTGTGCCTTACCCAGCACCAGACGAAGAAATGAGCGAGGAGATGGAGGTACAAATATCTCGCCTTGCCGCAGCCGCTGCTCAGAAGGTACTGCAAAACAGTAAATCTCAAGCAGCACAAGCCCAAGCTGAACAAGCACAACAAGATCCAATCGTGCAGATGCAGCAACAAGAGCTACAAATGAAGCAACAAGAAGTACAGATAGCCCAGCAGGACCAAGCCTTGAAAGCGCAAAGACTGCAGATGGATTCAATAGCTGCGGCGGATAAACAGGAGCTAGAAGAGAAACGCCTCGAGTTCGACATACAGTTGGCTGGGGTTAAACTAGGTTCTGAGATTAAGAACAAGGAAAAGAAAATGCAGATGGATGCACTGTCTGCGGCAGACAAGCAGGAGTTAGGCGAAGCTAAGGCCCACCTCGATGCACAAGTTAAAGGCGTACAGTTAGGACATCAGATGGCTTCAGCGCACAAAGCCGGGATGAATCCTAGACTACCGGGGAAAGATAAATGAACGTACTAGAACTTATTCTAGAAAAGCTAGACGACCATAAAACTCGTACGGTTGACGATATAGCTACAGGGAACAGAAGTTTTGACGAGTACAAGTATAGCTGTGGTGTAGTAAGGGGTCTTCTCATTGCGGCTGAATTAATAAAAGACCTCGAAGAGCAAATGGAGAAATCTGATGACTGAAGATGAGATTCTTATCGGCACAAACCCCGATAGTTTGGATTCAACCGTACTACCAGCAACACCGGAAGAGAAAGCAAAGCAGCTACCAGAACCAACAGGCTACCATATACTATGTGCGATTCCTGAAGTTGAGGCTAAGTACGATAGTGGGCTGTTGAAAGCTGATATTGCAAAGCGGTACGAAGAAGTACTAAGTACCGTGTTCTTTGTGATGGCGTTGGGCCCTTATTGTTATAAAGATTCGTCTAGATTCCCTTACAAACAAGACCCTGAGACTGGGGAAATGGTACCTGCACCTTGGTGCAAAGTAGGTGATTTTATTCTAGCCAGACCAACTTCAGGTACTCGACTGAAGATACATGGGCGCGAGTTTAGGATCATGAACGACGATAGCGTGGAAGCTGTAGTAGAAGATCCAAGAGGCATTTCACGCGCATAGTGCAAATTTGTATTAATGGCAGTCACGTAGCCACACATAAGGAGTATTAAAATGTCCATAGAGAAACTGGGACAAGATGAGTTTGAGTTCCCCGACGAGGCGGAACAAGTTGTAGAGAAGGAAGAAGTAGATGAGTTAGACATAGAGATAGAAGACGATACCCCTGCAGCAGATCGTGGGCGGCAACCGTTACCTAAAGAGTTAGTCGATGAGCTTGAGAAAGATGAGCTTGAAGAATACTCGGACAAGGTAAAAAATCGTCTTAAACAGATGAAGAAGGTCTGGCACGATGAGCGCCGTGAAAAAGAACGGGCAATGCGTGAACAGAACGAGGCTATGGCTTTTGCTAAGCGTATGCTGGAGGAGAATAAGAAACTCAAGACAACATTGTTTGAGGGCGAGAAAACTTACTTAGATACATACAAGGCATCGGCGGAACTCGAACTAGGGGTAGCCAAAAAACAGTACAAGGATGCTTATGAGGCGGGGGATTCTGACGGTATTGTAGAAGCTCAAAGTAAATTAGCCGAAGTAAACTATAAGATTCAAAAAGCTAGGGAATATACACCTTCTTTACAGGAAACAGATAGTAGTGTATATAGTGAAGCAACACCTTCTAGAGCAGTACCAGAGCCGGACTCAAAGGCCCTAGCATGGAAGGACAAGAATACTTGGTTCCAACGTGATGAAGAAATGACGGCGTTGGCATTAGGACTAGAGCAAAGATTAGTACGGCAGTATGGCCCTCAGTTTGTGGGCACAGATAAGTACTGGGACACCATTGACGAAACAATGCACAAAAGATTCCCAGAGTATTTTGGGGTCGAAGAAAAAACGACGACCGGGGGCGGCAGGCCCGATTCGCGCACAGGAACAAGACCAGCCACTGTAGTTGCTCCAGCGACCCGCAGTACATCCTCCAAGCGGATAAAACTAAGTGTGTCGCAGATGGCATTAACTAAGAAACTAGGAATAACTCCCGAAAAGTATGCTAAGGAGTATGTAAAGACATCTAAGGAGAATAACTAAAATGGCTATAAATAGACTTGCACGCGAACTTGATACCCGTATTACCACGGAACGCCCCCAGCAGTGGGCACCGCCTGAGTTGTTACCTGAACCAGATAAACAATCGGGATACTGTTATCGTTGGATTCGTGTCTCCACACTTGGACGCTCAGACCCACAGAACCTCTCAGTAAAAATGCGAGAAGGTTGGGAGCCCGTCAAAGCTGAAGAACAACCTAAGTTCTCACTGTTAGTAGATCCGAATAGTCGCTTTAAGGACAACATCGAGATCTCCGGGTTATTGCTCTGTAAGACACCTGAAGAATTAGTACAACAGCGTAATGACCATTATGCCGAAGTTACTAAGAAACAGATGGAGTCGGTGGACAATAGCTTTATGAAACAGAATGACCCACGGATGCCTCTCTTTAATGAGAAAAGATCCACGGCGTCGTTCGGAAAAGGACGTTAACTTTAACTTTTTAGGAGTTTAATATGGCTTACCCTAGTGTACAAGGGCCTTATGGGTTTCTACCTATAAACCTGATTGGTGGTCAAGTGTTCG